ACTATCGACAAAAGTATTGCTCGCATGAATGCACCTTAAGATCACGGGGCGTCGGCGCATGGAAGTCGTGCAAAATTTGCGGGACAAGAACTGCAAATAAACAAACCTGCTCCGATAAGTGTAGAGACGAATACAAGCGTGTTTACAACAAGTCGCTTTACCAATCCAAAGGCGAGCAAATGCGCCAATACGCCAAGGAGTATTACGAGCGCGTCAAGGACTCCGGCCAGCACAAAGCAAAACAACTCCGATCAAGCCGCGCATTCAGTAAGCGCAAACGCGAAGATCCAAAGCTCCGACTCGAATCCGCCATCCGCGCTCGTGTAATGATGTCGATGAAGCGCCGCAACGCAAACAAGGACGGGCGAACCTTTGAGTTAATCGGCTGCACTGGCGCAGAACTCGCCATCCACATTGAAAAGCAATTCAAGCGCGGGATTACCTGGGACAACTACGGTAGCGCGTGGCACGTCGATCACATCACGCCGCTTTCATACTTCGACATGAGCAACCCAGACGATCAACGCCGCGCCTGGAACTGGCAAAACCTTCGACCGTTGCCAGCAATCCAGAACATCAAGGAAGGCAACAAGCGGGGCGAGTGCCAAATATTTCTCCCGCTATGCAACTAACCCAAACCAAGCTCGCCAAACTCTGGGGCGTCTCCCGTGTGGCCGTGCATCACTTGGTCAAGAAGGGTATGCCCTTGACCAGCATCAGTGATGCCGAGGACTGGCGCGATGCCAACACCCGCAACCAGCGAGGGGGCCGCGCATCCGACAAAGCCAACCCGCTCCCCGACACGCCCGAAGCCACCGAAAAGAAAGCCGCCCGAATCCGCCAAGCAGCCACCGTCGAAGAAGCCGAGCGCTACCTTGCCGAAGTCGAAGAACTCCGCAACTTCGCCAAAGAGAACGCCGAGACACTCTGGCAGCAAGGACTAGCCGACGACTCTCGCAAATGGCTGACCGTCCATCAAGCCATTGCTAAGCAGTATCCCAGCCTCCACTCCCAAGTCCTTAAACTCCGAGAGGCGCACAAGATCACGATCACGACCCAAGCCGCGCAGTCCACCTTTACCGCCTTCCTTGCCCGCCTCCGTGGCCTCATTGACTCCATGCCGGGGGCGCTCGCCGCCAAGGTCAACCCTTCAGATCCTGACCACGCGCGCGAGCAGCTTGAGCGCTGGCGCGATGAGTCGCTGTTTAAAACCTTATCGACGGCACCGTCCGTGCTGCCGTGATTGAATCCCTTGCTGCATCCTTCGCCGCCTGCTTCGCACCACGCGACAACCGTAAGGTGTGGCAATGGGCCGAAGATGAGATCGTTCTATCAATCCGCCAGACCGAAAACGAAGGGCCATACTCAACCGCCCTGACGCCCTACGTCCGAGAGCCGCTGGAGATGTTCGCCAATGATCGAAACTCCGACATCGTGCTCTGCTGGGGCACGCAGACAGGCAAGACAAACACAATCATGGTGGGCACGGCGTGGCGCTACGTCCACCGACCACTGCCGGGATTGTGGGTTATGCCGTCCGAGGATCTCGCCCGGTCATTTTCGCAGACTCGCTGGCTTCCAATGGTCGACGACTGCGGCCCACTCCGAGCGCTCAAGCATCCATCGCCACGCAAGATCACGGCACTGAGCCAAGACTTCACAGCCGCCGGTCTTGCGTTCGTCGGCAGTAACTCGCCGGCGAACCTTGCCTCCCGCCCCTGCGGCCTGCTCATCATGGACGAAGTGGACAAGTTCGCGACCCAGCGAGGCAACGAAGCATCAGCGCTCCAGCTCGCAGAAAACCGCACCAAGAGCTTCACCAACCCGCTGCGCGTCAAGACCAGCACACCCACCGTAGACAGCGGCACGGTATGGCAAGAGTTCCTTCGCACCGACCAGCGTTATTTTATGGTTCCCTGCCCACACTGCTCCGAGTTGATCCGCTTGGAGTGGTCGCAGGTGCGGTGGTATGACAAGGACAAAAAGGAGGACGAATGGGACAAGGCACGAGTTCGCGTCACAGCCCATTACGAGTGCCAGGAGTGCAAGGGGAAGATCACCGACAGCCACAAAACCAAGATGCTTCGCGGCGGGAAGTGGATCTCGACCAACCCAAATGCCGAGCCTGGGCGCGTCGGGTATCACCTTAACTCCCTCTACGCTCCGTGGCGCTCCTGTGCATTCGGCACGCTGGCAGTGAAGTGGTTGGACGCGCAATCAGACACCAGCATCCTTCAGGACTTCTTCAACTCGACCTTGGCGCTGCCGTGGGAGGAGCGCAGCGCGACCGTCAAGGACGAGGACATTCTCAGCCTTCGCGCTCCCTACCGCCTCGGTGACTGCCCCGTCGAAGATCCCGCTTATATCAGCATCGGCGCTGACCCCGGCGAGAAGTCCACTCATTACGTCGTGACCGCGGTCGAGAAAACGGGCGAAGCTTGGGTGATTGATTACGGCGAAGTCATCGCGCCCGAGGATCTGCTTCGACTTGGCGCCAAGCAATACGCCATGCCGAGCGGCAAAACAGTGGGCATCAGCGGCGGTCTGATCGACTCAGCCTGGGCGACTGACCGAATCTACAAAATCTGCGCCATGAGCGGCGGCAAGCTCTGGCCGACCAGGGGCAATGACAAAGCCTTCGGCACCTTCAACCAGTCCCAAATCAACGACTGGCCCGGACTCATGCTGACCAGCTACGTCGATTTCAGAATCAAATGCGCGCTCTGGCTGGACAGGGTGCAAAAGCGACTCCCGCCGCTCCTGCACTTTCCCGAGGACATTGGGCCAGACTTCATTATGGGGCTTTCTGGCATGGCGCTAATCATGGCAAAACACAAACGCCAGCCCCTTCAGTGGAAGAAGCTGGCGCATGACCACTACGCCGACGCTTTGAAGCTCTCAGCGGTCTTGTCGTGGTGGCTTGTGGCGCATCAGTTTGGGGCTGCGCCGCCAGAGGCTGAAAGCGATGTTTGAGTTTTGCGCGGCCTTCCGCCTTTTTTACCGTTCTCTTTTGCGGCGGCGGCCTTCGCCTCGGAGGTTTTGAGCCCTCCGAGGCGACCTAGTTCTTGTGCGGCGCGGTTCATACTGGTGTGGTTTCTAGCTTCGCGATGAGCGTCATTTTGCGGGCAGCAGCAGCGAGGTGCTGATTGATGACTAGAGGGCGCGTGCATTTTGCAGCATAAAGTTCATTTGTCGCTACTTGGCTTTTCAGGCTCGCGATTTTTGCCCGACGAAGGATGTGGAGTTGTTCCACCTTTTTCATCATCGCTGCGCTGCGGGCGCTGCATTCAGCATAATAGATGGCATCTTGTTCTTCTCGGGTGCCATAGATGGCGTCCAGTTCTTCGCGTGTTGGAGTTGGGGTTGCTGGGGTGGTGAGCAGTTTCTTGAACAGGTTCATATATTTAGTGAGTTGAGTGTTTCGTTGACCCCTAATAATAACCCAAGCAGTTCGGTATGCAAGCGCAAATGTGAATTATTTTTTGACTCCCTCGCAATGTCGATGGCGTCGTCTGACATATGGGTGCGAAAATTGGTCAAGTGGTTCACCGTCTCCGAGTTGGAGGCGGCTGAATTGTCCATCCTGCAAGCAGAAGCGGGACGCATCCAGGACGTTGTGCAAATCACAAGCCAATCCTCCCGCGCCGGGAGCGCTACGGGCATCAGCATCAGTCCAGATGAGCGCGCAACATGGCTCCGACGCATCGAAGAGGCCATTAACGAACTCAACGGCACGACGGATTACAATGACAAGTGGTTCAGCCAAGACTTTTCAACCCGCACCTTCGGAACATGAGTAGAGGACGACGTGGCAATAGAAAACCAGCAGCGGCAGGCATCAATGCACTGACGAACTTTGACGCCGCTCAGTGGTCTCCGCGCCGCGCTTACATCAACTGGGGCACGCTGGACACGTCCAAAGAGCTAACAGGCGGCGATAGGATCACCATCCTTCGCAAGGCGCGCAAAATGTATGCAGACGTTGGCCTTGCTCGTCGCATTGTGAACGGCGTTGCTAATCTTGTCGGCTATCTCAAGCCACAAGCCGCGACTCCAGACCGTGAGTTTAACCGGCTAGCGGAGGAGCTATTCGAGGAACGCGCCGGCACGCCGTTTGTGTTCGACAGGGCAGGCAAAATGGACTTCTTCCAGTGGCAAATTGCGCTTACCCGTCTCCGCATCAAAGACGGCGACTCGCTTTCTGTCCTGAGCGAAACCGAATCCAAAACCGCACGCATCATCTTCTATGAATCCCACCAAATCGCCAGCGGACAGAGCAAAACAGCCCAAGACGGCGTGTTTCTCGACAAATTCGGCAGACACGTTGCATACAACCTTGTCGATGTTAGCAATCCAAGCCAAGCAACGAGCGTATCGGCGGATAACGCTATCTTTTATGCCGATTTTGAGAGGCCGGGACAAGTGCGCGGAATATCCGCACTCGCTCACGCCCTGAATAACATCCAGGACAGTGCCGAAATCACCGCCGACGTTAAGCACGGCATCAAAATGGCTAATCAAGTTGGCCTTGTTCGCACCATGAAGGGCGGCAACGGTCCACAGGGCTTTGCTAGCGCTGTCACAACTCGCAGCACAGGCGGCAGCACCATTAATATTGAGCAAATGCGCGAAGGCGGCATGGTGGCGCAGCTCATGGAGAACGAAGCGCTGTCCGTCATCCACGACGGCAGACCGCATCCTAACCAGATGATGCTGCTTGAGTGGCTTGTGCGTGACATCGCATGGGGCGTGGGTCTGTCGCCAGAGGTGCTCTGGGACTTAGCGAAACAAACAGGGCCAAGCCAGCGCTACTTGATGGCCGAGACTCAGCGCTGGATTGAGCATGAACAGGCACGACTAAAGCAGGCCTGCCAACGCTTCTACACCTACTTCATCGCCAAAGCCGTAAAGAATGGCGAACTTCCACCGCCGCCGGCGAACTGGTGGTGGGCTGAGTGGATTCCGCAGGCTGACCTAACCATTGACCGTGGCCGCGAAGGGCGGCTTGAGCTTGAGCAGTTAGACGCAGGCGTGATGAGCTTGAATGACTACCACGCACGCAAAGGCCGCGACTGGGAAAGCGTGGAGATGCAGAAGGCGCGGGAGATTTTACGCCGCCGAGAAATCGAATCTGAAATGGGACTTGAAGAAGGCGCATTAGACGGATTCAAACAGAAGCAACTCGACATCCAGGAGGATCAAAATGAGCAACAAGACATGGTATCAGATCAAAGCCAAGAGTGACAAGCCCAAGGCGGCAGACATCAGCATTCACGACGAGATTGGATTGTGGGGCGTCTCCGCATCTGCATTCATGCGTGACCTTCGCGGCATGGGCGAGCTGGACGAGATCAACCTTAGCATTCACTCTCCCGGCGGCGATGTGCTGGATGGCTGGGCGATTTACAACAGCCTGAAAAACTCCAAGGCTAAGATCACCGCGCGCGTCGAAGGGCTTGCCGCGTCGATGGCTTCGGTGATTCTGATGGCGGCTGATACGGTTGAGATCCCGGAGAACGCTTACATCATGATTCACAATCCGTGGGGATTAGCTGTTGGCGACGCTGAAGAAATGCGCGACACCGCCGACCTGCTCGACAAGCTCGGCAATGGACTCGTCAACGCTTACGCATCCCGCACTGGCAACGACGAGGACGAGATCCGCGAGATGATGAGCGCGGAGACCTGGATGGACGGCAAGGAAGCGGTAGAGCGTGGATTTGCTGACAAGCTGATCGGTGCCGTCGCTCTCAGCGCACGCGCTTTTGACTCGCGCAAATTTAAGATGACACCCAAGTCTCTCCAAGCCAATTCCGAAACCGCTCCAGAGGTCGCTCCTGTGGACGAAACTGCAAACGCGCCAGTTGAGCCTATCGCTCCTGTTGATGCGGATGCTGAAACTGAGGTTGAGCCACAAGCTCCCGAAGTCGAGGTGACGGAACCCCAAGCAAAGTCACTGCTGTCACGGTTTACTGCCCTTTTTGGTGGTGACAGTGACTCGGCGCTGAAAGCTGAACTGCAAAACAAAGACGATCAAATCCAGGTCGCTCTTAGCTGCATTGATTCGCTGAAAGCGCAAGTGGCCGCGCTTGAGCCAAAAGCCAAAGCCTTCGACGAAGCCACGGCTGAAATTGCACGGCTTGAAGCTGAACGGCAAACGGCAGAAGCCAAAGCAGCGGCCCAAGTCGCATCACTCGGCTTTACTCCCGAATCTGAACGGAGCCTGCCAGATGCTGAGACCGACAAGGGCGACATCCTCGCGCAATACGACGCGATCACTGATCCTGCCGAACGTGGCAAGTTCTACAATCAAAACCAAAAGGCCATTCGCGCCGCACAATTCAAATTCAAATCCTAATCACATCCCATGGCTACTCTCTTTAACGACAAGCTGTTCGGTCAACGTGCTTTCCAGCAACTGACCGAGATCCTGACTCCGCTCAACGCATTTGCTACCGACATCTCCTCCGAGGTGCGCGGTCAAGGTGATGCCGTCATCGTGCCGCTCTTCGGCAACGTGACGACCACCACCTTCACTCAAGCCAGCGACGTGTATGAGCAGACCGGCGGCCTCATCACCGCAATCACCGTCAACCTTAACAAGCGCAAGATCACACCGATGGATCTCACGCTGCAACAGTTGGCGGAATCCAGCAACGCAGGCCGATTCGATCAGTTCGCTGATCAGCTTGGCCGCTCCATGGCTCAGGCTGTCCTCACTGACATCTGGAGCTTGATCACCACGTCGAACTTCGGCTCCGCGATCATCACCACCGCTGCCGCTAACTATGGCCGCGCTCAACTCATCGCCGCTCGCAAAGCTCTGCTTTCCGCCGGCGTCCGTGGCGACAAGTCTTTTGTTGCTAACATGGACATCGAGGCTGCGATGCTGGGCGATGACAAGATCACCTTGGCGCTCAACCGTGGCGACTCACTCGCCATCAAGGAAGGCTTGCTTGGTCGCTTGCTCGGCATGGACATCTACTCCTCAGATGTCATCCCGCTCAACAGCGTTTCGCTCGCCGGCTTCGCTTGCGGCAAGAACGCCATCGCGGTCGCCATGCGTCAGCTTGGTGATTACCTCCCCACCGAAGACTACGAAGCCGTTGAGCAATACGTGGACGCAGAAAGTGGTATCTCCGCTCTCTACACCCGCCACTGGAGCCGCGCACAAGGCAAATATTTTGCCAACCTGCACTGTCTCTACGGCTACGCCACCGCCGTCACCAACGAACTCAAACTGTTCACGGTGCCTTAACCGTCTCCCGAAGCGGCGCGGTCTCCGAAAGGGGGCCGCGCTTTTTTGTTGCGCGATTTAGCGTGAAGTGTTAAGAACTCCCGATGAACGATTTCAAAAAAGCGCAAGCTTTGCGGGCGAAGATAAAGAAATTGATGGCTGAAGTAAAAACGCTGAGGCGTGAATTGCGACCCATTGAAGCATCTTTGTTGTCTGTTAAGCGTGAAAAGCGACAGCAAAAAAAGCAAGCCGACCAAAAGGCAAGGCTCGAAATGGGTCTGTCTTTTTTGCTCAGAATCAAAGCCGGGGAGCCGATGGTGGCTATGGTCAGAGAGACAGGATTCTCCCAAGACAAAGTTAAATCAATCTGCATGGCAGCTTGGTGGTTTTACGACAAGGATCATTGTTTTGCGGCTGTAAAAGCAGGGGCCGGTCTAGTTCAAGGAATCAGAAATTTCAAATCAGAATTACCAGTATGAACCACAAAAGAAAGCTTACCCTCGCTGTCATTTACGGCAACGTCGAAAACATCATGGAGCGGTTTCTTCGCTCATTTGCTCCGCTGGTGGATGAGATTGTAATGGTTCAAGCCATCGGGAATCAGCACTGTGACGCAAGTCGAACTATTGCCCTTAGATTTTTAACGGGAAGCGAAAAGCCTTACGCGCTGGAACAATACCAAAACGCAGAAGGAAGTGATTGGCCCCACGTTGACAACTTCGCCGCTGCTCGCCAAATGGCTTTCGACCTCGCCTCTAACGAATGGGTCATGTGGGCCGACACCGACGACATTCTTGACCCGCGCTACATCCCGATCATTCGCCGCGCTCTGGACGGCTTAGAGGACGATTTCACAGGCATTCAGTTTCCCTACGAAGTGCCAGAAGATTGCGTGACCGTCATGCGTGAGCGCATCGTCAGAAAGGATGCGTGGAAGTGGCAATCACCTATCCACGAATGCCTGATGCCGACCGTTCAAGACGCCAACATTGGCACGCTCAACAACGTGAAGATCGTCCACGCTCCGATCTCTCACCGCGCCCCAAACAACGAGCGCAACATGCGGATTCTGGAGAGCATTCCCGAAGCAGAGCGCACGGTCTCCCAGCGCTTCCACTACATGCAGACGCTCGACCTTGTGGGGCGGCATCACGAAGCAATGAACGAAGGGGCCGCGCTTGTTCAAGATCCCGAAGTGCCGCCCGTTGAGAAGTATCAAATCTACTGCTTCCTCGCCAAGGGCGCGCAAGAGCCAATGCGTTCTCAGCTTTACCTTCAGGCAGTCGCCATCGACCCATCCCGCCGCGAAGCTTACGCTGAACTGTGCAAGGGCGCATTCGCCCGTCAAAAGCCGCAAGAGATGATTGCTTGGGCTCGGTGCCTGCGCTCGCAACCAAAGCCGTATGAATGGCCGTGGAATGCTCGCCGCTCGCTATGGGGGCGTGAGGGTGTAGAAGCGCACGCGATGGCGCTACGGGCAAACCTAGACTTCGCCGGCGCCGACACGCACGAACTGAACTTCTTTAAACGCAACGGTGCGAAGATCAGCTTGCTTCACGCGACCCGTGGCAGAGTCCAGCAAGCCGCAGCCGCTCGCCGCAAGTGGTTAGAAAAAGCCGCAAGTCCAGACGCCATCGAACACATCTTTGCCATCGACGCCGACGACGCCGAAAGCATCCAATACCTGACCCTATGGCGGCACCGCATTGTTCAGGGTGATGGTGGACCGGTGCGCGCCTGGAACTACGCTGCTGAAGCATCACACGGCGAGATCCTGATTCAGCTCTCGGACGACTGGGAGCCGCCGATGCACTGGGACAAGATCATTCTTGATCGGATTGGCGACACGTCGAAACCTGCAGTTCTCCAAATCTCAGACGGTCACCGCGAAGATGACTTGATGTGCATGGCTATCTTGACCCGCGCCCGATACCTTGACCAGGGTTACTTGTTCCACCCTGACTTCTTTAGCATGTATTCGGACAACTGGTTCAGCGAATGCGCCCACCGGGATGGCGTGGTGATTGATGCGCGGGATTTGGTGTTTGAGCATCTGCACCCAGCGTTTGGAAAGGCTCAAGTCGATGAGACTTACGCAAGGTCGAACATGCCATCAAACTACGTTGAGGGCGCTCGGCATTTGCAGCGTCTGCAAAGCGGCGCGATTACATCATGGGATGTCGAAGGCTGGTGTGATTTCCGCGATCTCTACACGGCGATTGCGCGCAAGCTGCAAGACGGTGACACGTTTGTCGAAGTCGGCGCGTGGAAGGGTCAGAGCATTGTCCATCTTGCACAGAGATTGCAGGATCAGGAGAAAGCGGTCAAGCTCTACGCCGTCGATACATTCAAGGGCGATGCTGACACGGGAATTCTTGATGTGTTGAAGCAGTTTGACGCCAACGCGCAAGCGGCGAAATGCGGCAACATCATTACCGTAGCGATCCCTTCGGTCATGGCGGCAACTGGCTTCGATGACTTATCCCTCGCAGGCGTATTCGTCGACGCCGCTCACGATTACGATTCAGTTCTCGCCGACCTGAAAGCCTGGGGGCCAAAGGTCAAAGAAGGCGGCATCATCGCCGGTCACGACATCGACGCCGAAGGAGTGCAACGGGCGCTGGCTGAGATGGGCTGGGAATATCACGTGGTCGGGCGGTGCTGGGTGAAGAAGAACGCACAAGTGGAGGCACGCCGCCAATGACGCTCGAACTCGCCAACCAAGCTCCTCGGCGTTGCCTCCCACGCCTTGTTCAGCATCTTGATTTATTCAGTGGGATCGGCGGATTCGCGCTGGCCGCAAAGATGGTTGGCGGAATCGAAACGGTAGCATTCTGCGAGATCGACCCATGGGCGCGGCGCGTCCTCAACAAGAACTTCCCAAGCGTCCCGATACATGAGGACGTGAAAACACTAGACCCTTCAAAATATGGAACAATCGACATTATTACCGGCGGATACCCTTGCCAGCCTTTCAGTCTATCCGGGAAGCGAAAAGGCGAGGACGATGACCGCCACCTCTGGCCGGAAGTTCGCCGAATTACTGCCGAGGCAAGACCCCGCTGGCTGCTGTGTGAAAATGTTATTGGCCACATCACGCTGGGTCTCGACCAGGTGCTTGATGACTTGGCAAGCCTTGGATACACCTGTGCGCCGCCGGTTGTGCTTCCAGCTTGTGCCGTGGGGAACTGGCACAGACGAGACAGGGTGTGGATTATTGCCCACGACTCGCGCCAGCATCTACAAGAACCGCAAATGGTGGACGCGGAAACGCTCTTATCAGAACTTGGAGGAACTGCCGATGAGGCCTGGCTTCGAGTGGCTGAATGGGAAGCCGATCAACCCTCAATGGTTGGAGTGGCACATGGGATACCCCATTGGGTGGACCGAGCTAGAGGCACCGGAAACGCCATCGTGCCACAAGTCGCCGCCGAAATCCTCCGCTGCATCCTGCGCGTCGATTCCTCTCTGCTGAACAACGCAATATCACAATCTCCCGAGATTTAGACGCAACTACCATGACTCCAAAACTCTCCATCCTAACTCCCGCCATCTGGCGACGCATCGACAAAACCCGCGCTCTCGCGGATCTTATCGCGCCCCATCCGCAGGCTGAGCACGTTGTTGTTCTCGACAACATGACCCGCTCTGTCGGACTCAAGCGGCAAGCGTGCATGGACGCCGCCATTGGCGATTACGTCATGTTCTGCGACGACGACGACGAAATCTTTCCCGATACCATCCCGCTCATTCTCGCCGCCATCAAGCACGCGCCTGACGTGATCACGTTCAAGCAAGACGCGATCTACAACGGGCGGCGCTCTGAGGTCGTGTTTCATCTAAACAACCAAGACGGGCCGTTCGTGGAGGGCGGGCAAACCTTGCGCGCTCCGTGGCACGTCTGCGCCTGGAAGCGCGAGTTGGTGGCTGACTGTCTATTTCCCGACATCAGCTACGGCGAAGATCGCGTGTGGGCTGAACAGGCACGGCGGAGGGTGAGGACAGGGCTGCACATTGATCAGGTGCTGCACCGTTACACGCATGACGCACGGGAGACGGCGGCACCGGAGCTTTAGACACTCCCGCTATAATGTGACCGCACGCTCCGAATCTCTCTTTAACGCCGCTCGTCTCCGTCAAAAATACTGCGGCGGCGGCAAAGTCTCTGTGACCATCAGCGGCGTTGCTGGCACTGGAGTTCTTAGCGACGTGTCACGGCAGGACGACCTAGAGAGCGGTGGATTCATCCAAGGCATCGATGCAGAGCTGCACATCCGCAAATGCGAGTATGCAACCGCGCCGACCAACGGCACGACCATCACAGCCAACGGCACGACTTACCGGGTGACGGAGGTCAACAATGATCACCGCATGAGCGAGTGGATTTTAACCCTTCAGGCTCAGCACCGATGATCACAATGAAGTTCGACAAGACGCAACTTGACCGACTGTTCAAGGATGTGCCGAAGAAATTCTTGGTCGCGGCCGGAACGGATCTCAGGACTGCTGCGCGCACGTTTGCCGCTATCGCCGCGAAGAATACCTTGCCTTACGGCGCATACGATCAGCCGCCGAAGCACTCAGTCGGCAAAGTGCAGGCCGACATCAAGCGCACGCAACGCTACATCGACGACCTGGGATCAATCTGGCGCGACATCAAAGCCGTTGACCCTGGCCTAGCTGCTGGATTCTGGGAGGCCGTCAAAGCTAAAAAAGCAGGGCAATCCGCAGAGTTTACAGCTTGGGTGCTGCCAAGGTATCTGAAGGAAATCACGGCCAAAACAGGCATCACCTTTGGCCCCGTGCGCGCTAATGATCACAAGTCGGCTAGAACAACTCCAAAGCGAGCAGTGCCACAAGATTACAAGCCAACGCACATTGTGTCTACTAGCGAGAAGTCACTCACCGATTACATTGCCAAGAAACAAAAAACCATTGGCGCAGCCAAAGCTGGATGGGCTGCGGCAGGCAAAAGCATCGGCGGAAGCATTAGCGAGCGCGAAGGAATCAAGGCGTGGTATAACACGGGGCGTCATCGCAAATCAAAAGGCACGCATCAACTTATCCGCACGGAAACAGAGACCTTTCTCAAGCTAATCAACCAAGTGCCATGGGCTGACGTTGCTTTTCCAGCGTCGCAGAAAAAGGTCTGCGGACGCGAATTTGAGCCAGCATTCAAAAAAGCAATCGAGACGCGGAAAGCCGCTCTTGCTAAGGCGGCATTCAACCGACAATCTAAACGCAATGGCTGACCACTGGACCATCCGACTCGAAACAATCTTCACGGATTACCTTTCAACTATCTCCGCGACCACCATCCCGGCGACGGTTCAGAAGGTCGCGTCACGCTCGACAGCGGCTAGAGCTCGGCCTTGCGTCGTGCTGGAGGTCGATGGAGACAGGGCAGGCAACTACATGGTCAACGCCAACCTGACCGTCCACGTTATGACCAACGCCAATGACACCACCGACGCGCAAGCGGCAACGTGGAGCAAAGCGGCAGCTGATTTTATCCGTGACGAGTCTGCGTGGTCAACATGGGCCGCGACCAAAACAACGACTTACCGCACGGGCTGGGCTCTTAGAAAGCGCTGGCTTGGGGCGTTTGACGTGGAGACGGACGAGGAGTCCAACCAGCGCGACACTCGGCAAGTGATTAGCTTCGCGGTGGAGATTGACTGATTGAGCGAATTGAATAAAATTAAAGCATGAACGATCCCAAAAAAGCAAAAGATGCGCTGGAACAGATTCGCCTCAAAATCAATCAGGCTATGCAAGCGCACAGGAATAATATCAAAAAACTCCGAGCGGACGAAAGGGAGGCGTTGAGATATTATGCAAAGCTCACCAGTAAAAAGATGGGTATTCGCTACACTGTCGATGAATTAGCCCAAGTCGCAGCTATGGCTAAAAATGGTGACAGCCACGAAAAGATAGCGTTTGAGCTATCAATAACGATTCAGAGGGTTCGCCGAATGCTTTGGAGAATTGAGGTAAGGGAGCGCCGCAAAGAGTTTCGGGACTTTGACGCGCATATGGATTGCAGTGTTTTTGCGGAGAGCTGATTAGTTTTGACACCCGCAAAAGGGTGTATGGCTACCGCAGTTATCGAAACAGGAGTTCTTCCCGCTTACGACCTCGACGAGGACGGAGAGGCTGGGATTTTGTTGGACACTTTTACGATGGCGTTCAAGCGCACGTATGAGACCAAGCGCAACGCGAACAAGTCCACCATCTTCCATCGCGGGGTCGATCCTATGGTCGAAATCACCGCAGCAGGTCGCATCAGTGGCACCACTCGCGTGACGTTCGCCGCCTTCCATCCCGGCACGACCATCACGGCGCTTTCTAACTACGCGACCACCATTCGCGGTTTCAATCCTGCGTCTGGCAAGATTATCTTCCAAGACGTTGAGGACACGCTGAACAACGTGGACACTACGCCGACCTTCAGCTTTTCGGCGATGCACTACCCGCTGATGTCCTAACCCATCCCGACACTCAGAACCTGAACGATTATGGAAGCCTGGAGCGCCCCTGAACGAAACACACAGATAGCAGCCTGCTTTGCTGCGCTCGGCTTCCCTTGCCGCATTGAAAAGCAGACCGACGCCGAAACTGGGCACACCGTCGCATCGTTTTTTTTCCGCACCGCTACTGCGCCGGGATTCCCGCCAGCTCGACTCTCCGACATTCGCCAAGCATACGACAGCGGCGACATGGAGCGCAACACGCCGCATCATCCGCTCTTGATGGGCATGAGGGCAATGCACAACCTGAACGCGCTCATGGACTGGATGAAGCAGGGCAAGCAGCAAAGGCTTGTGACCACGGCGCAGAAGCAATTCACAATTTACAAGCCAGGGCAAGCTCACGCGCAAGAAGCTGTGATGATCGACACTGGCGACATTGACGCCTGTGCTGCTCTTGCGTCCATCGGCGTGCCCGTCTGCTCCATCGACGGGCACAGCAACGCTCACCGCTTCCACGTCCCGGCAATGGGCATGAATCTCGTCGGCACGCACGGCGCTTACAACGTGGACGCCGCGCAACTGCTGAAAGAGCTACGCGCCGGCACGCTCGACGAGTTCGATGACGACTTCATGGCTGGTTACAACGCACTCAAGGCTCGGCGTGATCTGCTCGGCGCAGTGAAGGCTCAACGGGCTTCGGTGCTGATCCGCAAGCCTAACTCTTTCAGGCGCGCCTACGTCATGGAAAACGCCAGCGGAACGATCATGGACAAGGTAAAACGACACTTCAAAATTGCATGAACGACATCGAACTACGCGAAGAACAACCCGAATCAGTAACCATCCTGATTGACCAACCCGCACCGATTGACCCGCACGAAAAAGCGCGGGAAGAAGCCTTTGACGCGACCTTCGAATGGAAGGGCATTCCGCTCGGTCCATTCACCAGCGGACGCCGCCGGGAGTGGATTCGCCTTCGCGGTATCGATGGCGTGGACAACAGCCTACTCGACGACGCGACCAAGATCGTGTGGCTGTGCCTGACCCCCACCGACGAACTGATCACCAAGCGCCGCAACCCTGAAGCGATGAGCGCGGAGATCTGGCGGTGGGCAGACGAAAACGTGGGCGACAATGACAACGGGCCACTGCTTGATCTGGCCGACAAGATCGTCATTCAGTCTAGCCTAACTCGCGCCGTGCCGATTCCTTCAAACGGAGCCGAATCGGGAAACTAGCATGGCCTGTCGAGGACGCTCTTTACCTTGCAGTGGTGAGAAAAGCGACAGGCCGAACTGACTTTGATATTGATTGGAATCTACCGCTCGCAAAAGGCTGGGCGATGTTTCACGCGCAGCGGTTACTTGACGGAGAACTAATGACATGGCCAACTACCGAAAGCACGCCAGACGGCAGATGGTGGCTGGCGATTCAGGAGCGATTGACTAACTCGACATTGTAATGGCAGACGCAGTTATACAACTCGGATTGGACGTTAAGGAGCTTAAAAGCGGCCTAGAGGCTGTTAGGCGTCAAGTTGATAACTTTGCTCAAAATTCTCAAAAGTCATTTACTAGGGTAGGCGCAGCAGCCGCAAAAGTAGGCGGTAATGGCGCTAAGTTTCAGCTCGGCAACATGGGCGCGCAGTTGCAAGACGTTGCTGTGCAGGCCCAGATGGGCACTAGCGCTCTAACCATTTTCGCCCAACAAGGATCTCAAGTCGCTGGAGCGTTTGGGCCGATGGGTATGGTCGTTGGTGCTGGCGTTGCTGTATTTGGTGCCCTAGCCATGGCTGTCGCCAAAAACAAAGAAGCCTTTGATAATGCAGTGGCTGGTGCTGATGGCTTTGTAAATTCGCTCAATCAGCTTAGTTCGACAGCTTCAGTTGATGAGATCGCGTCTGCGCTCGGCAAGGGCGCAGAGCAGATGAAAACACTCAGAGAAGAAGCCGACAAGCTGGGCACGGTGATGGGATACATCACGGCTAACGCTGGCGGGATCTTCAGCGGTAAAGGGGCATCGGTTCGCGGCCTAGAAGCTGACTATGCTCAAGGCGATGCAATGATGGCAAGAGTCGAAGCTGGCAATCAAGCTGTTGCTATTGGCGAGCGAGAAACAAAGATCGCGGAGTTGCTCGCAGCAGGCAAAAAGGCAGAAGCGGATGAAGCGCAACGATTGCTTGACCTAGAGCGTCAAATAACGGCTATCAGAGCCAAGGGATTTACCAAGCCAACTGAAGACAAGCTGATTGAGCAAGCGACCAGAAGATCAGAAATAAGCGGTGGCGGAGACGAGGCGGCAAAGCGTAAAGACGAGTCTCAACGCCGTGTAAGCGGTCAACGTGGATTAGCTGAAGCTCGACGGGCTGTTGAGCAGTTTGGAGAGTCAGACCCTGACAAACTGAAACGGCTTGAGCATGAGCGCGCAAAGCTAGCGCACGAAGTCGCAGCCGCCAAAGGTGACGAGTTTAAGCAGATGCAGTTGGCCGCTGATTTGGCTAAGAAGGATCTCGACATTCTTCAAACCAAGAAAGCCATTGAGGATGAAATCGCTCGCTCAAAAAGAGAGCAGGCAGACGAAGCTGAACGTGCATTCGACAAAGAAGCGGCGTCACAAGAAAAAGCTAAAGACAAAGCCGAATCAGTAGCCAAAGAAGCCAAAAGCCAATCTAGCGCCAAGGCTGACCTTGAAACGCAGATGAAGATTCTGGCGGCAAAAGCATCAGGCCAAACTGAATTAGCCGATCAGCTTGAAAAAGAAGCGGAGATCCGCAGCCGAGCCAAAGACATCGCAGATCAGACAGGCGTGTCAGTCGCTAAGGCGATGGCAATCTCTCGCCAGTTCCAAGACCTGCAAGACGCTGCCGACAAAACCAAGGACAGACCAGAAGGCCGCATCCAAGGCTATTCTTCAGAGCGGCAGGGTGGAGTTGGCGCAGCCCGTGGCCGAGCCGCTCAGCGCGCAGCAGATAGCGCAGCAAAGCGCGCCGGCGCATACTCCCGTGGGTTCGGTGGCATCGGTGAGTTTTACGACAACCAAAAAGACCCAAACTTTGCAAAGCCGATTACTCCGAATTTGGATGCAATGAATGCCAACCCAGCAGGCTCTTCCGCATCGCCTATCGTTGGAGCCATTGATCGGCTTTATGATTTGTTTGATGCGCGTGTCACCGTCGATTGACAAAACCCCAATAACGTATGTCCGCAGCCCAAACCCAACGCATTCCCAACAACGTCGACATCGAAGGTGATTTGATCGTTCGTGGCAATCTCCCGAACATCCCGCGCTCTTCGCTGATTCAAGATGACTTTGTGTCGTTCATGATTCCGCTTGAGCGGTTCCGCGTTTGGGACGCTTACGCTACCGCCCTTCCCGGCACGTCGGCCACTGACGACCTTGGGATGATCACTGGCACGTTCGGCACGGCGCCACCCTACATCGGCACGGGCGATGTGAAGAACAGCACAGTGACGCGATATGCTCGCGTGGGCTACCAACTCCCGGCTGAGTATGTCGCGGGGCAGAGCGTGCGTTTGACGCTGCACGCCGGCATGATCACCACCGTATCAAGCGGAGCAGCAACGGTGGACGTGGAGTGCTACAAGATGGCGCAAGACGGCAGCACGGGCATGGGCTCAGACCTTGTGACCACTGCGGCCACGACCATCCGCTCACTGACTTTCGGTGACAAGGACTTCGACATCACGTCCACGGCGCTTTCTCCCGGTGACTGGCTCGACATTCGTGTCACGGTCAATGTGGTGGACAGCATGACCGGCACAGCGGTAATTGGTGCAATTCTGGCGGCTGAAATGAAGCTCGATATCAAAGGCTAATGACTCCCGTCTTATCCGAAGGCTCACCTAATTTCTGGCTGGAGAATCCAACGATTCGCCGCCGATTTGATGGGCTGGATGAGCTGAGCGCGGTTTACTTTACGGACAACCCGCTTTTCATTGCTCCCGGCAACACGCTGCCTGCGCCCTACGGTGGGTTTAAAGCGCGTGATGTGGAGATCAACTTTGAGCCTGATGACACGGCGGAATTGCGCGTCACTGGCGTTGGGCTTTACGGCACGCAGCCAAACCGCAAATTAGGCTCAAGCTGGACGCAGAATCAAGAGGGCTTTGATGATGGCTCTGAAACTTGGGTTGTCTTTGGCCGCAATGTTTTTCCGCTTGGGACGACATCAACCGAGCAAAGCGGGATGTATGTTTCAGATGTTAGCTTTGAGCGCATTGACCCTGACTTTGAATACTGGCGCGCTAACGTAAAATTTCGCGGCATTTTACGCACTAAAGATCGCAAGAACAGCCTTTCGACGGCGGCTCGTGAAATGGGGATTGAGAACATTGCCGTCAACCTTCCCGGCGGCTGGAGCGATCCGCGATCCGGTGATATACTTTGGCCAAGACCTGAAGTCCGCTCTTCATACGTTCAAATTGGAATGCCGGGAATGGCTGATATCCCAAGCTCTCAAATCCCACCAATTAACCCTGGTGTATGGATACCTTCGCTTGTGGGCGATCTTAAATGGCATTGGCCAAACGGCTGGGTGATTACAGCGCGTGAAGCTGAAAACTTAGTCGGCACTAACGTCTGGTTCATTCAGGAGACCTACACTTACAACGCCGCAGCTACTTGGTAAAATGAAGCCGCGCAAAAAGGACGATCAAAGCAAAGGGCTAGCGCGCTGGCGCTGGATCAAGTCCTATCTCGGCCCCGCTCTCAAATATGCAGGCATCACCAGCGACGAGTTCGATAAGATTATCTCTGGTGGTGACCAGCACGTCCAACAAGGGCAGGACTCAGTGAATAGAGAAACCATTCCATCAATCGGCATTTCCATCAACGGGACATCCTACGCCATTTCAGGTGAGATCCCGCCAGAGGACGGTTACATCTCCATCGCGTTTGATTATGAGCCGACGGTCACTGAGATTGACGGCTCATCATCTCCAGCGTCATTTATTTTCAGCGGCACCATCAACCTTCTCACGTTGCCAACTTGGATTCTTGGCAATGAACTCAACGCTCGCGCAAGCGTTATGCCAGATGGCACTGTCGGATCTCTTGGCCGCGCAGTCATTCCCGTGGCCTTTCGCAGTAACCAAACGCTACAAGTCTTTATCCGTAGCAACATCAATTTTCAGACGATTGGAACGCTTGGTATCGACGCATACTTGACCTGATGAAAACCAACTCTTTAGCATCATCGCGCAAGGCGTGGCGGCTCATCCAGTCGCTAATTAGCAAAGTGCTAACCAACGGGCGAGAAGTCATGATTGGCAATGATGACTTGCTCAAGATGAGCCGCAGCGCTGACACTGGGCATCCGTTCAAGGTATCAAGGTCTGGTAATACCGTGCGCTTTCAGCCTGGTCTTGTCACAAACTTTACATCGTCATCAACTCCGTCAAGCTGGGTGATTACTGACAACGGAGGGCTCGTCATCACAAGTTTCCCGGCTTGGGTCGTTCTGCGCATCACCACATCAGCTAATCCGCCGTATCAGGTCATCAACCCGATTGAGTCGTATTACGTCGTGCAGGCTGGCGGCTTGACCATTGCGCCAATTGCTGAGATTAGCGACCCTGCGGCATTTCTTGGCTCGTTCAGCATCACCGGGCAATCTGTTTCTGAATCCCAGATCGCGGTGCCGATTGCTTATTTCACGCAAGATACAACGCATCAACTTCTGAAGCAAAACGTCTCGCTTGTTATCCAGGCTAATCACCACATCATGTTCACTTTCTTATGAGCCTTCTAAGCAAGCGCACATTCCGCCAATGGGCTAAGGTGCTGACTGATCGCGGCTTGACCGTGGAAGATGCCGACGTGGTCGCAGAAATCGGTAACACGGTTTACGTTAAAGGCGCGCCACAACCGCTTGCTGGCACATCCATAACTGTTGGATTTAACTTTGTTTCCTTCACTGTTGGCGCTGTCTGGCTCAACGGATTTACTTACACCTACCCATCATCCTTTCCTGGATCTACGGGCACCTTGACGTTCAATCCAGCGGCAACGTCTGACCTGCTTATTTATTGCTTCGTGCCTTATATCGCGGTCACGGATTACAGGCCATCAGACCCAATTAATCCGCCGGGGCCAGAAGTTCCGGGCTATCAGGTCATCCGAGTTGATAAAAACGGAGACATCAATCTGGAGATCGCCGCAGAATCTGAAATCACTCCAGAGTATGAAAGCACGCCGTCCATCGTCGATTCGGACACTGGCACTTGCTCCGCTGGATGGATTCGGCGCTTGCTTGTGCGCCTAACAAAAAACACCTTCAACGGGCAGTGGTATGCCAGCATTGCCAGCCAAAGCCCAGAGGAGCTTTTGGTTTTTAACATGCAGTCCACAGTCGTCGGCAATCAGATCGTGATCGTTCCAAGCGGTGAGCTTGTTTGACTTTTCTGCTATTCGATGGCCTGCGACTCAAACAACACACCGCCGAATCAGACGGATCAGCCCTTGTATATCCATCAGGGCGCTGACTTTGACGCGACCTTCACCTATCAAGACCCTGACGGCGTGGCCATCGACATTACGGGCTACACGTTTGAGCTTGTCATGGTCAAGGTAAAGCCGGGCGGTCAAGACGTAGCGACCTGGACAACTGCGGACGGTGACTTTTCAATTACTAGTGCAGCCACTGGCAGGTTTGCACTCAGAGTGACAGCCACGGAAACCGCAGCCATTCCGCTCGGCTCCTATTGGTTCGACCTTAACGGCACAACCACGGGCGGCGCTGTCTATCCGCTGGTTCAAGGCCAAATCATTGTTGATCCAGAAGCATGAGTGTGACCGTCCAGACAGGAAACAGCGTTGCGATCCAGACCGGGAATCGCGTTATTATTACCGCGCCGGGGCCGCAGGGACCGCCTGGGAGTGGCGGTGGTGGCACGCCTGGGGGCACGAATACGCAGGTGCAGTTCAACGACAGTAGCAGCTTCGGCGGTGACGCAGGGCTGACCTACAACAAGACTACAGATACACTTTCAGCGACCAACTTATCTGGCGTCAACATCATCCAGCTTGATACTACGCCTGCTAGTGCTGTGTCGGTGCAGGGTCAACTTGGCTGGAATGCAGACGAAGAAACAGTCGATATTCAGCTTAACAGCTTCACGCTGCACGTTGGTGAGCATACTGTTTATCACGTTAAAAACGACACTGGCAGCACCATCGCAAAAGGCGTGCCTGTCATGTTTGCTGGCACTGTTGGCAGCAGCGGAAAGCTGAACATTGCACCTTGGAATGGAACTGGACCTAGCGTGTATTTCATGGGCCTCACAGCTGAAGAGCTTTCAAATGGCGAAGAAGGCTTTGTTATCGCATTCGGAAAGATCAAAGGCATTCAGACAAATGGTGTAAACTACGGCCAAGTATGGACTAACGGTGAAATCATTTACCTCGGCACCGCCACAGGTAGCCTGACAGACACGCAGCCAGCAGCCCCAAACCCACACGTTATTGTTGCTGCTGTTGTCTCTGCTCACGCCACTAACGGCACATTGTTTATCCGCCCATTGCTGGGCAGTAACATCAAGGACGACGAGGGCGTCACCATCACTAGCCTCACAAGCGGCCAAGTGCTTGTCGCCAACGCCGCAGGGACAGTTTTTGAGAACAAGAGCGTCTCAGGTGATGCTACGCTGGCAAATACTGGTGCATTGACGCTCGCCAACACCGCAGTCACTCCCGGCAGCTACACCAGCGCAAACATCACCGTTGACGCAAAAGGGCGTGTTACGGCGGCTGCAAATGGCAGCGGTGGCGGCGGAACTCCAGGCGGCGCTAACACTGAACTGCAATTCAACAACTCGGGCTCGTTCGGTGGCGCTGATATTCGATGGGTAGATCCTTACCTGGAGATGCCAATCGAAGGCACGTCCGCGACAAGGGCGAAGATTGGAATGCAGTCTGGCGCTGACTATGGAGCTTTTACGGCACGCGCTGGGGATCTATTGACCTATGGCGGTGATGCTGGCTTAACGCCACAAAGCCCTGGAACCGGATCTGGTGGTTTAGGTGGTAACATTTACACCATTGGCGGCGATGGGTTTACTAGCGGCGACCCTGGCGGAGATTATACCGGCGGGAATGCTGGGAATATTGAAACCAGCGGCAGTAATGCGGCAGACGGATCAAATGGGCTTAATGGTGGCGACATCATCACAAAAGAAGGCGGCGGCACTATTAACACTCTCCAGGGCTTCATTGAGCTTGGACAAGTAGGCAGCAGAACCACCATCGACAGCGGCGCGACAGGTGGTGACTACACCCTCGTCACGCCAACAGCCGCAGGCACCGCAGGCCAACTGCTAAACGTCGCAAGTGTGGCTGGTAGCGTCGTCCAACTCGGCTACCTATCAACGCCAATCGCCATTGCCAACGGCGGCACAGGCCAAACAACGCAGACCGCAGCCTTCGACGCCCTCGCACCAACCACGACCAAGGGCGATCTGATCGTCCACAACGGTAGCGACAACATCCGTGTGGCTGTTGGCGCGACGAACGGGCATGTGCTGACGGTGGATTCAGCGACAGCAAGTGGCGTGAAGTGGGCGGCGGGTGGGAGTGGTGGACTGACAAACATCACCGAAACGTTACACACGGCATCACCGAACAACACGGTCAACGCAGAGCAGCTCGCGGTCACAGGCGGAACGACCAATGTTAACCTTGTGCTGACGCCAAAAGGCACGGGCGGCTTTATGCTCGGCGCGCCGCCCGATAGCACAGGCACAGGCGGCAATATCATTGGGGTCAGGGCGGTTGATTTGCAACTCACGCACGGACTCAACACCAGAGTCGCTTCTGGCGAAAACGCCTTTGCCGCAGGAATAAGCAACACGGTATCAGGTATTTCAGCGGCTGGTATTGGGACAACTAATACTTCTACCGCAACTGGATCAGTCGCATTGGGCGACTCCAATAACGCGACTGCCAACGGCGCATTTGCCGTTGGATTCTCAAACACAGCCTCTGGACTAACTTCGGTCGCTCTTGGTAGGACAAATAACGCAACAGGTTCCAGGTCGGTCGCTATAGGCATCAGCAACACCGCCAGCGCCACGGCATCCGTCGCAATAGGCGAAGAGGCAAATTCATCCGCAGCAAATGCCATGGCTACGGGCCTCAGATCGGGCGCAAATAGACTTGGAATGTGGGCACATGCCGCTGGGCAGTTTGCGGCAAATGGTGATGCTCAGGCGGTGAAATTTGTGGTCAGAAACAAAACCACCACTAACAGCGCTGTTACATTATTTTTGGACGGCTCATCCACGCGCTTAACCGTCCCAAGCGGTCGAATCTTACACCTCCAGGTAACACTGCTCGGCAGTAAAAGTGATGGAACAGCAGTGGCTAGTTACATGCGCCAAGTCACAATTAAAAATGTCGCTGGAACAACATCATTAGTCGGCACCGTCAACACAATCGGCACCGACGAAGCCGCAGGAACTAGCATCGCCATCACAGCAGACGACACCAATGATGCACTGCAAATTGCAGTAACGGGTATTACCTCAGAGACTTGGCGCTGGGTGGCAGTCGTCGAAGGCGTTGAAATAGCATACGGAACTTAACATGCAAACCATCGGACTTATCCCATCACAGCAACTTGTCAGCCTCCATCAGGACGAAGACGGTAACTGGATCGACGTGCCAAAAGGCGAAACCGTCGTGCCGTTGGTCAAGCTGCCGCAGCCTGAAACCACCGCAACACAGAAGGCTGAGCCCGTTTTGGTGTGGCATGATGATCGTGTTGAGCGGAGCTGGCGAATCATTGACAAAACGGCCGTAGAGATTGCCGCTGAGTTAAGCGCGCTCCCCGACGCCGAAAAATACCAAGTCCTCGACTGGCTCGACGATCACGGCATAACCAGCGCCCACGTTGACGCCGCGCTGCAAAGTATTCCCGACGAAACCCAACGCCGCAAGGCGCTGCTTCGGTGGCACAGCGTCAACCGCATCCCAGCGGACAATGCGTTTGTGATCCACGTCGCTAACCAACTCAACATCGACCACCGCGAGGCATGGTCTCAGATTCTTGCGAAATAATGACACTCGAATCCGCTCTCTTAGCTGCTCTCTCCAGCGTCACTGGCGCTCTTTGTTGGGTCGTCAAGCTCATGTATGCTCGGCTGGTCAAGGCCGAAGAAACCGTCGAAGAGCTGCGACAAGAAATGGAGCGACTTGAGCGCGAGAACGGGCAGAACTCGGCTAAGGTCTCAATGTTTGAGCGATGCCCGAAGCGGCTGGAGTGTCCATTTAACGCCATGACCCACGGCCAGCCATGAGCTTTCCCGAATATCCGCATCTTCGCCGTCAACGGCACAAAAACCCGCACCACATCAAACTCGACGAAATCCCAATGAACTCACTTATTGCTATCCTGACCACCAGCAAGGGCTGGGTCATCCGCCAAGCGATCAAGGCTACGGCCTACATTACCACGCCACTGACCGCATGGCTTGCCGCTAACGGCGCAGATGGTGACCAGACGCAAGCCATCGTCTCTGGCGTTGTCGCGGCTGTCGCTGTGCTCGTTGAATTGGGGCTGTCCTTCATGGCTCGCAAAAACCCATGACCAGCAAAGCCCATCGCCGCCACAAGATCGAACGCATCAAGGAAAGGCTCGCTGTCGCCCTTGTGCTGATCTTGGCTGCGGCGTTGTGGCTTGCTATTGGCTGGATGTGCTGGACTGTGACCAAATCACCACCATGAACTATCCCTTCCCGACTTCGCCGCTTGCACTAGCCTTCTCAGAGCCCGACGTGTCGAGTATCGCGCCGCACGTATTCGCAGCTCACGAAGACGCTAAATCAAGGCTGACGCAGCACGGCAGCGCAACCGCCGAGATTACCTTTCGGCCTGATGTCGGCGCGTTTGAACTGGTCGCGGAAAACAAGGACGTTGCAAGCATCCTTCGCGCTCTCGGGCCACAGGCAAAGATTACCATTCATTTTTGATATGACCCGCCATTTATGAAACGCCTTTTACTTGCCGCCCTCATCACCGCCCTTCCGAGCTGTGTGGCGCTCGATGTTGTGGAGGGCTTTCGGCAGTTTGGAGGCAAGCCAGCATCAGGATATGCCGGGTGGCGGAATAAGCAGCAAAAGCGCAAATCAGAAAGGAACGCAAAGCCATGACCCGCCAACAAATCCAGGAGATTCAAGAGCGCATCGGCACGACTCCAGACGGATTCTGGGGGCCTAAGTCAACAGCGGCCTGCCAGTCGTATTTGCGCTCGCTCATGCCATCGCCCAGCGCGTTCCCAGCATCGACGCCGCAAGCCTTGGCTAAGCATTACGGTGACCCAGCCAAAGGCGAAGTGATCAGGCAAATCATCAAGCTGGATGTGACCGGGCTCGGTCTCAAATACAGCAGTTCGCCAGTTAAATCCGTCAACGTGCACCGCAAATGCGCTGACTCGCTTTACAAGGTGCTGGTGGACATCTCCACCCGTGAATGCGCTTGGGTGCTCGGTGAGTATGCAGGCATCTACAATCATCGTCCAATGCGCGGCGGGACTCGCTGGAGCCTGCACGCCTACGGTGCAGCCATCGACCTTGCGCCGGGGACGAACGGGCTCAACACTCATTGGCCCACAAGAGCCAACATGCCGCTTGAGGTGATGGAATGCTTCGCCCGTGAAGGCTGGCTTCCTGCCGGGGCATTCTGGTCGAGGGATGCGATGCACTTTCAGGCCACGCGATAAATGTGGCGTCACTGGCAAGTTTAAAGGGTTTTCGTTGTTGTTTCCCTGTGGTGGCTTGCTGGTGACGCCCTTTGTTTATCAGGGCTGGAGTGGAATTTTGTAGAAAAGTAGAATTTTGCTAGACAGGGGTCGAATCGTGTGATTTAATCATCTCGTTAACCACACGAACGATATGAATACCAAAACCGAAATCCTCGCCGCCGCCGCTCAAATCACCGTCATCAACGATGGCCAAGTCTGCTACCCTGTAGACACCGAGGAGATGCAATCATGGGTCAGCGAAAACGGCCCTATCACATCCGCAAACTATGAGCAATTCTGCAATGACGTCGAATACATCGGCTGCAAAATCGCAACTCCCGGCAACGCCGCGATGATTGAGCTTTGTGATGAATTGGTGGAAGCGGGCGCTGGTCTTGAGAATCTCGGATAATTTACCGCCATGACTACCACTCCTCCAGCTCCACTTCCAACCGCCTCGCTCAAAGTCACCGCCGACCTTCACAGGCGGCTCAAGATCCACGCTTGCCGCAATGGTTACAAGCTCCAGGACTTCGTCGAGCGCGTCTTGGAAAAGTCGCTTAACCGCAAGAAGCCATAATCCATAACTACATCCAACACCGATAATACCAAATACAGATCGAACGATTATGATGCCGCTTACCTCCGCTTCAACCCTGCTTATTCGCTGGACCACATGGCTTGATCGCGCCTGCTTCTGGGCTGGCTTTCACGGTCAACGCAGAACTGACCACGTCGCGCTCGTCGCATCCTGGGCCAAATCCGACTACAAGGCATGGAGGGCCGCGACGTTTAGGGCATGACTTGGCGCAATACACACAATCCTAAATTCAAAATGAACGATCTGAATTACCTATCCAACGACTTGCTTCTTGAAGCGCGATATGAATGCCTGCCCTTGGCAGAGAAGCTGGGCGAGTCTATTCGCTTTATCCGACGCGCCATTGAAACAACGAACAACATGGTTTATCCAGCTCAAGATTTGGTGGTGGCAGCGGGTCAAGCTCACGCTGCCGTCCTAACGCTTGAAGGTATTAAATCCAAGGCGGATGAGATTCTTGGCAAGCTTAACGCTTGGCGCCTCGAGGCGGTGATTGAAATCGAAAAGGAGGCGAACCTATGAGCATCGACGCACTCATCCGCCAACTTGTCGAGCTTAGTGACAACCTGCCCAACGGCCTTGACTCCGATGTCGTCGCCTGGGTCCGAGTCCCGAATGCCGGTGACTCCGCAGTGCTGGAAGTCTCCGAAGTGCAACAAGGCTACCGCATCACGCACGGCGGACCTATCGCTACAATTTGCCTCGATCAACGGGCATAAACCAAAACAACACCAATGAAATCCCTCATCTACTCCCTCCTGCCATATTGGGCCATCGCATCCATCCGCCGCCGTCGTGACATTCAACGCCGCTACAAGCTCGCTGTGCGCGAGAATGGGCGCATCTACGGCACTTACCTTGACCCTCTCTAAACCCTTTCGAGTCCAGTGTTAAGGGCTCAATCTCAGTTGACGGCCGGAAAGACGGCAAACCTAAGACAAAACAAGAACGATAAACATATGAAAAGAGAATCAAAAAGCATATTCGCACTCGACTGGAGCATTCCATCTCAAGCGGTGGTCAAAATTACACCCTTGGATGCCGAGAGAGTATTATCCGAGCACAACGAAGGAAACCGATTTAGAAGGCAGGCGGGAGCAAAATATATCGCTCAACAAATCAAGAATGGGGAATGGATTGAAAATCACCCGCAGCCAATTTGCTTTTCTAGCGATGGAAGGCTAATCGACGGGCAGCATCGCATGGCCGGAATAGCAATTGCTAACCAGTCAGTTTGGGCGTCGGTCAGGCTTGGCGTGAGTCCAGACGTGATCAGGTATATGGACACTGGAATCAGCAGAACTTTGGGTGATCGAGTATCGTTTGTGGAAAACCTCAACCAAAATAAGTTTATTGCTGCGTTAGTATCGATGAAAAGGCAAATGACAAATAAGGCCAAAGCAAGCCCAGAAGAGGCTTTGGAAATTTTTCATAAAATGGCTAATTCTTACATAGCTATTTCTGAAATTCACAAGCCAGCAAGAATAATCGGCACGGCGGTCGTTGGATTGGCTTTTGTTGATTATCATCACAGATACGGAGAAGAGGCTTGTGAAATGTATGCTGAGCTTTTTAAGCTCACTACAGATTGCCAGCCAGCTCAAGCATTGCGTAATTTTTTATCGTCATCGACTCAAAAGGGGACGGTTCAATATCCATACATTGTCGCTGCGTGCATGGCTAATAATCAAGGTCGAGAACTGAAAATTTTAAGAGCTGCATCTTGGAAATAAAACACTAACCCTAAAACAAACGCAACATGACAACCGAACTATCCACACCCGAAATCACCGACATCAAAATCCAGCGAGAGAACGCCGCCTTCGAAATGCTGCAACGCCAAGCCAAGATGTTTTCGACATCGACGCTCGTCCCGAAAGAGTTCCAAGCTAACATGGCCAACTGTGCCATTGGCATCAACATCGCCAAACGCCTTGGCGCTGACCCGTTCATGGTGTTGCAAAACATCGACATCATCCACGGACGACCAAGCTTCCGCGCCACTTTCCTGATTGCGATGGTTAACGCCAGTGGTCGCTTCGAGCCACTGCAATTCCGCATGACTGAGACGGGCAAGGAGACAACCAAAGCTGTCACGTTCGAAGTTTGGGAGAACCAAAAGAAGGTGTCCAGGGAGATTAAATACACCTACACGCCGACGACCTGCGTTGCTTACACGAAGGACAAGGCGAGCGGCAATGTGATCGAAGGCCCGCCAGTGTCTTATGACATGGCAATCTCTGAGGGCTGGGTTGGGAAGGCTGGCAGCAAGTGGCAAACCGACATGCGTGAATTGATGATTCGCTACCGTGCTGCGGCTTTCTTTGCTAGGCTCTACGCGCCCGACATCACGTTGGGTATGATGACCGCAGAGGAGGCGATTGATACCGCTCCAGAGCGCGAAGTCACTCCCGCGAAGGTGCCGCTTTTTCCGACGAAGGAACCCGAAGCGCTGACGCTGACCGCCGACGCGCCGACTCATTTGGAGATCCTGACCGCTCGCCTAAATGAGTCTGGCCTGACCTGGGAGCAAGTCGGGCAAGAGGCGGCTGCTGGCGGCTTTTTTGTGGACCTTGAAGCGCCGATGGAAGAGCAAGCGCCCGACGCGCTGGCTGACATCGTGAGCGCGTGGGGAGCGATTGTGGCAGGCATTAAGAAGGGAGGTGCCCAGTGACTGACACAATTTACCATCGAGACGCAGGCACTGGCTTCGGACTTGCCATCAAACTCAACCTTAAAGCCGTGCGCGAACTACTTGACCGCGAAGTGCCGCACTTCAACGACTTAACCGCCGCAGACAAGAAGCTGCTTCAACGCCGGTTCGCCGTTTATTGCAAACATGGTCGCGCTGACTTCGGTATCGGTGCGGTGGCTGGCAAATTCCAGCAGGAGCATCCACCTAGCATCGACAATTTGCCGAACAAAGCGGCGGTGCAGATGGCAATCCAAAAGGTGAAGGGAGGTGTAAAATGAGTGACCGACCAACACCGGACACAAATGCTGCCTCTTGGGTAGAGACTAATCAGGCAAACGCATTGACACTTGCTTCGTTTTCAAGCGAATTAGAACGCGAGCGAGACGAGGCGCGGGAACTTGCGCGGGAATTGAGGGATGCTTTGCAGCGACTCATTAACAATGGGCACGCTTACGATTGCTCGTTGATTCACTATATCAATGGTGCGTGTGATTGCGGCCTTCATGCAGCTTCTATTTTGATTGCCAGAGCAAAGGAGGTGCTGCCATGACTAACGACCCTAGACGCGGACTCCCTTCCGCATCATCACTTGAGCGGCTGCACAACTGCCCTGGAAGCTGGCTGGCAAGCAAAGACATGCCTGACGAATCCAGTGACGTTGCAGAGTCTGGAACGCGCATCCACAAGGCGCTGGAGACTAAAAGCATGGCAGGATTATCTGCCGACGAGGAGCACACAGCGGAAATGTGCGATGATCAGGCGTGGAATGTCATCGCTGATTGGAGCCCTAACATGACCGGCACTCCGCACAATGAGATCCGCCTTGGCTTAACTCGCATCGGCGGCGTGGTTATTGTGACCGACGACACCAGAGCGGATCTCGTTTTTACGGGCCAAGCTGACCTGATCGTGATCGACGGCAAGCGTGGTCTCGTTCTCGACTACAAGACTGGGCGCGGTGAAGTTGCGAGCGCAGAAGAAAACCTGCAGCTTCGCGGCTTGGCTGTCATGGCCGCATGGGTCTGGCGCTTGGACTCGGTGCGTGTGGCTATCGTCCAACCTTGGGCTGGCCCCGCGAGCGTTGCGGATTATGACAGGCAAGCAATCGACCAGTCTCGCTTTTGGCTGCTCGACGTTTTGGAGCGGGTTAAGCTTGCGACACCTAACGACCTCAACCCCGGCGCTTGGTGCCACTACTGCAAGGCAAAAGCGGTCTGCCCTGCTCTCCGCAGCGTTGCGCTTGAGCCTGTTGAAAACATGGCCCTAACCCTGCCTGCCGACGACGCCACCGCACGGGCCGCGCTGTTTGCTCGGGCAATGGAGATGACACCGCAGAGGCTTGCGGCGCTGTATCGCGGTCTGAAGTTGGTTGGCTGGTATACGGCAGCGATTGAGGGCGCGATGCGGAAGCGGGTGGAGGAAAGCGAGATTCCAGGCTTCCGAATGAAGCCCGGCCAGATCCGCGAGAAGATCACCGACGTTGGCAAGGTATGGTCCAAGTGCGAAGAGCTTGGCGTTAAGGCTGAGGTTTTCACGGGAGCTTGCTCCGTGACCAAGGACGCTCTCAAGACGCTTTTACGCGATGCCACGGGAGCGAAAGGTAAGGCTCTAGATGCGACTATCAAAGAAGTGTTGCGGGGCGCGACAGAGAGCAAGGAAACCGCGCAACAGATTGAGGAGGCGCTACCATGACCTTTCCCGACATCCTTCGCAAAGTCTGCGGCGAGTGCAAAGGCACAGGTCGGCAACGTGAGCGGCAATACCGCCGTGAGGACTGCGACGGCGAAGGCCACGTCAATGTCTGCGGCCACTGCGACGAGTATTTGCAGGACTGTAGATGCCAATGCACGAGCTGCTGCGAGAAGTTCGAAGATTGCCAATGTGAAATGGGGGTCGCCGAATGAAACAACGAGAATATCAACGTCGATACTATGAGCAGCGCAAAGCTAAGGGCTGCTTTGATTGCGGCGAGCCAAAAGGCAAGGGCTCAACACTAACACGTTGCAGCAAATGCAAAAAGGCACACCGCCAAAATTCAAACGAACAATACAGAGCAAGGGTATTAGCATCATGACACCAATCGAACTATCACTTATCGGAACACTCGTCGGATTTATCGCATTCTGGCTTATCGGGGAGGCATTTAAATGAATGCTATCACCGTGACCATACCCTTACCTCCGCAGGCGCTCCGCAACAATGCGCGTGTCCACTGGGCCAAGAAATCATCCGCCGTGAAGTCCTACCGCTTCCAGACTCATATGCTGGCGCTTAAGGCTTGCGGCGGGAAATGTCCGCGATGGAAGAAGGCAACCGTGCAAGTCACGGCTTACTTTCCGACAGCGCGGCATCTGGACCCAACTAACCTAATCGACGCACTGAAGTCTGCGTTCGATGGGCTACAAGATGCGGGTGTGATTGAGAATGACAAAGACCTTTGGCCTTTGCGTCCGGTGATCGTGACGCGGGACAAGAACCCGAGGGTTGAATTGACCATCCAAGAAGAAATCTAATTTATGCCAAACCTAAACAAAGTAATGCTAATCGGGAATCTCACCCGTGATCCTGAGATCAAGTACACCACCAAGGGAACCGCTATTGGCGACCTTAGCCTTGCAATCAACCGCTCCTTTAAGGGCGACAACGGAGATCGGCAGGAGGAGACGACTTTCGTTGACGTGACTCTATGGGGTAAGACTGCGGAGCTTGCGGGGCAGTATCTCGCCAAGGGCCGTCCGGTTTATATCGAGGGCCGTTTTCAGCTCGACACTTGGCAGGACAAGGAAGGCCAGAAGCGGAGCAAGCTAAAGGTGATCGGCGAGGTGATGCAGTTCTTGGGCGGCAAGCCTGAGGAGTCAAGCGGCCGTCAAGACCGCGAACAGCCACGCGAACGGCGGCAGGAGCGGGAGACGATGGAGAGCGTTTTTACTGACGACTCGTCAGAAATTCCTTTTTAGTTGCACCATTTTG